TAAAGGAAACTTTAAATCACAAAGACTTAGGTAATTATGAAAATTTGCGGTGTGAATTATGAAGTTATCGAAACCGAAGATGTATTCAATAACGATGCAACTCATTTCGGTCAGATTGACTTTAAACAAGGAAAAATCTATATCAACAAGGACATGTCAGACGATGTAAAGGCAGAAACAATCGTACATGAAATCACACATGCGATTCTTGTTTACATCGGCAGACAGGATTTAACTGAAGACGAGCCGTTTGTGCAGGCATTTGGAAACGCAATTTTTCAGATGTTCGATTTAAAAAATGAGTAGTTTTGAAACGAAGGCTCTTGTTGCTTTGATCAGAGCGCATCACGAAGGTGATGATGAAAAATTTAATGAGGTAGCAAAGAAAGTTGAACTACACTTGGCGGAATCTGAAGATGCAAACGATAGGGAATTATCTTGCTTCATTCGTGGAATGACGAGTGGAGTTGAATTCTTTCTTGTGACGGATTGAAAAGTATTTTCAGCAATGCTAAAATGATAGTGCTGTGGTGCTTGTGATGAATGCTTACATCACAAACAATTTTACTCAGACCGAAGATATTCTTCGGTCAATTTTTATAAATGCGCCCTCCGAAATCTGAGGATTGACGGTGAAAGATCGGCTACTGAAGCAGTGAGAAAGGCATCGTTTTATCAGACGAGATCGTTCAATTATCGTTCAAGCACAATCGGAAAAATCAGACGAGATCGTACTTTTTTGAAGACGAGATTGTTCAAAAAGCAGATGAGTCTGCTATAATGTCCTTGCCACAGTAGGGTTTGTAACACATACTCTTATAGGGGAGCGCCGTCAGTTAATGACGGTGCTTTTCGTTTATGAAAAACGTGCAATGAAGTAAAAAAAACGGCAAAAAAACTACCGATTTTGCGATTTATTTGCAAAAATAAGGCTTTTTATGTTGGAATTTGAAGAAATTACAGAAATTCTCACAGAGTTGAGATTGGGTGAGGAAACGCATGATGATAATCCGTGGAATCATCATGTAATCGAGAAAAAAGGAGGTGAAGAAAATGCCACAGCAGACAATCACTTACGATGATTTTGAGAAATCATTGGAAAAAGAAGGCATTGAGATCATTATTCCCGAAGTAGAAGAGCAGACAAAAGAAGGAACGGGCGCAGGCACTTTCGTTCCGAGAAAAACAGCGCCTTCGTACACAAATCCTTATTATCTGAAAAGCGGATACGGAGGATATAACAGATGTATTCTCATTCAGGGCAACTCATGCCTAGCCAATTGTGTAGGTTTCGCATTCGGACGCACACTTGAAATCGGCGGAAAGACAGCAAATTCAAAGCTTCCGACATGCAATGCAGAAGATTGGCTTTCAACAGCGAAAACAAATGGATTGATTACAGGTCAAGTTCCAAAGCTTGGAGCAGTTCCGGTTTGGAAAAGCGGAATGCTCTGGAATGGAAGAGATGGCTGTGGACATGTTGGAGTTGTCGAAGAAGTTTATTCGGACAACTCAATTCTTGTGTCACAGTCAAATTACGGTGGGACGAGATTTTTTCTGACAAGAATCAAGCCACCGTATAACATTACAGGTCAGACATTCATCGGCTTCGTTTACAATCCGTATTATCTTGGTAGAAACCAGTGGAAACAGGATGATATCGGTTGGTGGTATGAACATGATGATGGTTCATATACAGTGAACGGCTGGGAAAAAATCGATGGTAAATGGTATCACTTTAATGACAAAGGCTACATGCAGGCAAACGTGTGGATCAAGGATGCAGGTAAGTGGTATTGGTTGAACGCTGATGGATCAATGCTGACATCATCTTGGCTCAAAAATAAAGAACGCTGGTACTTTTTAGGGAGAGATGGGGCAATGTTCGTTGGTAAGCATACAGTCCCAGTATTCTTCAATTCAGACGGTGAATTTATCGGAAATTGGCAGTGAGGTAGAACAAATGAATATTGACTGGAAACGTAAACTTTCAAGCCGTAAACTGTGGCTTGCAATCGCCGGATTCGTATCAGGTATTCTGATTTTTTTAGGAAAATCAGAAGCGGAAGCAACACAGGTGAGTGCTTTGATCATGTCGATGGCATCCGTCATCGCTTACATCGTGTCAGAAGGTTGGATTGATTCAGCCAACGCAGGATATGAATATGGAAAGGCTGAATCTGATGACTCTGAATGATGTGACGGATGTTGCAGAGACATTATCTGAAATCGATTCAACATGGATTCTGATCGGTAAAGTCCTGGCGTTGCTTACAGTCATCATTGGCTTGTATAAGGCGGTCGAGTATTTATGGTCGAAGTCTCCTTCATATAAGCTTGGAACACGCCTGGAAACGGCTGAAAAACGGCTTGAAGCAGGTGATAAGCATTTCGCTGAACTTGACCAGCGCATCAAGTCAATCGAGGAACAGGTCGGAGAAACTCAGAAGCAGATCAACGAAGTGAATGAAGGAATAAAGATGCTTGGAAAAGCTGAAGTATCATTATTTAATCACTTCATTAACGGAAACGGTGTAGATCAGATGAAGAAAGAGGTCAAGGATTTGACAGACTACTTTATCGATAGATGATTACTTCACAGAAAGGGAACTAATGGACGAGAAAAACATGCCTGTTGTTCCATTTGTAGCACATGAAAGCATGATGACCAGGATGGAACGGACAAATCACAGGCTTTGGATTTTGTGCATTTTTTTGGTGATAACTCTGATTGCAACGAATGTTGCATGGGTTATATATGAATCTCAGTTTGAATATTATGATGAATCGGTAACGCAGGAAGTTACACAGCAGGCTGATGGCGATTCGATAAACAGATTTATAGGTGGTGATTATGTCGGCAACGCAGACGGTGAGAACAACAATCCATAAAACCGGAAGAAGACGCAGAAATAGCGGATATTCTAGGCGGAGAAGACGTAGAAGAAGATGATTGATCTTCCTCGCTCCGTAATAGAGCATTACATAGATGAATGGATTTTCTCTGAAAGAGACAGAAATATTCTCAAGCGCAGATTCCTGGATGGAATCTGTTACGAAAGCCTTGCCTATGAATTTGATATGTCTGTCAGACAAATCAAGAACATAGTTTATAAACAAGGAAATCGATTGTTCCATAAAATCGAGGAGGGTGAGAAACGCCTATGATCTAGGTTTGTCACTCGTATAAAACTGAAAACTCCATAAGCAAAAAGGGCTACAATTCAAAAAAAGAAAACAGACATTATAAGAATAAAAATATAGAAATAGAAAGGAATCCTCTTTGATAAAATCCCCTTGTCTGTTCAGACCGTCACCTTTATTGGTGGCGGTCTTTTTTTTGTGTTATAATTCAATAGATGTTCATTGGTGGGGTAGGTCATCATTGAAAGAGTAGACGCACATTCTGACTGCCGTGCGTCTCTTTTTTTTGCACGAAAATTGCACTCCTGGTTCATTTTAAAAAGTACCATTTTAGCCAAAAATAATAATAGAAACGAGGAACTGAAATGTGGATTAAATACAATCCGAATCCGGTCGGCAGAAAGGTCGGAGATTGTGCAGTCAGGGCAGTTGCCAAAGCGTTGAAAATAAGCTGGGATGATGCGTTTGATCTGATCGCTTTCTATGCAAAACAAATGGGAGATGTTATCTCTTCTGATGCGGCGTGGGGCGCTGTCCTCCGGGAAAACGGATTCACCAAAAAGACAATTCCGAACTACTGTCCGAACTGCTTTACGGCAGAAGATTTCTGCCGTTACTTCCCGGATGGGACTTATGTACTTGGCTTTGGCGGACATGTCGCAACCGTGGTGAATGGCGATCTATATGATTCATGGGACTCCTCAGATGAAATTGTAGTCTATTACTGGAGAAAGGAATAAATGATATGGCATACAATCCGTTTCCTGTAGGCTATCAGCCTCAACAGCTTTATTATCAGCCAAATTATCAACCAGTTCAGAATCAGCCTCAGAATCAAAATACGGGCATCATATGGGTGTCCGGTGAAGCCGGGGCGAGAGGTTATCCTGTAGCACCGAATACAACTATTCAGCTGTGGGACTCCGAGGCGCAGATCGTGTACCTCAAGTCTGCGGATGCTTCCGGGATGCCGAGCATGAAAATACTGGATTACACGATCAGAGACAATGCAGTGCAAGGAAACGCATTGCAGAAACCTCAGATTGATCTGAGTGGATATGTTACCAAAGAAGAATTTGAAAAAAGGATGTCTGAGGTCATCAGACAGAAGGTGACTGGCGATGAGTAATCCGTTATTCGATCAGTTCGGAAATAAAGGCGGAAATGATTTTATTTCCCAATTCAACCAGTTCAAGAAATCCTTTTCCGGTAATCCACAGCAGATGATTCAGCAGATGCTCAATTCCGGGAAAATAACACAGGATCAATTAAATTCAGCGATGCAAAGAGCAAATCAGCTCATGAAGCTGATGAAGTAAAAAATGCGGATGTTACTCCGCATATTTCCAAACATAACCATGAACAGACAGAGTCCTGCCACTGGCATTGTTTGTGATCATCGCAGGATTACAGCCGATGTATCTAGCCGCATCTGATATGCAATCCCACTTTTTAATGAATTCACCAGTTTTTGAATATTGCAATACTGCTTTGCTATTAGGATTGTTTTTCCCACTTTGACAGTTAGTAAAGTGAGGATCACGCAAACCTGTATGTATTGCATGTCTAATATTTTCAATAGCGCTCACATATTCAAGATTCTCAACATTATTGTTGTGCTTGTTTCCGTCAATGTGATTTACAAACGGCTTTCCTTCTGACTTTTCCAAGAACGCTTCGGCTACAAGCGTATGAATTGATCTCATAACATTTTTGCCGAGGTGAACATATAGATAACCTGTGTGATGCTTTACAGGTGATAGGATACGAGACTTTCCTGTATTTCTATAGTTTGTGCTAAGTACCTTCCCTGTGTTGCTGACTTTGTACAGGTTTTCAAAACCTGTAATGTCTTTGAAGATTTCTTCCATTAAAAAAACACCTGCCTTTCAGTGATCGCCTTAATTAAGAGTGCGGAAACTGTTAAGGCAAACAGCTTTCGGGAGCGACCCTATCCGCTCCTAAATTATACCAAATTAGGCTACACATTTTGCGCAAAAGTGTACATAAGAAAGGAACAAAAAAATGGCTTTAACAGACGAATACGGAACAAGTACAACCATGCTTGTTCAGCCGTCTACTATGGGCGGCATGTCAAACGGCTTCGGAGATTTCGGAGGCAGTGGTGCCTTTTGGATTCTTCTGCTCTTCATCCTGCTTGGTGGCAACGGATGGGGTAACGGCTTCGGTGGCGGTTTCGGCGGAAACGGCGACCTGTATCCGTGGATGAACCAGTCCAATCAGATCAACGGCGGATTCCGTGATCAGATGATCAGCACTCAGATCAACGGCATTCAGAACTCAATCACCAGTGGCTTCGGCGATGTTCAGACAGCATTATGCGGTGGCTTCGCAGGAGTAAACGCATCGATCAACGGCGCTCAGAGCGCTCTTACTCAACAGCTTTACACAAATCAGATTGCAGACCTTGAGAGAAGCTTTGCGGCACAGACAGCCAACACAGCGGGCATGACAGCGCTTCAGTCTCAGCTTGCTCAGTGTTGCTGTGATAACAGAGCGGCAACAGCCGATCTGAAGTATACGGTCGCAACTGAAAACTGTGCTGACCGCACACAGTCCCTCATGAACACAAGAGATATCATCGATTCTCAGACAAGAAATACACAGGCAATCCTTGATAAACTCTGTGCTCTTGAACTGGACGGCGTTAAGGGACAGCTTGCTCAGGCACAGAGAGACAATGTTGCGCTTCAGAATCAGCTTAACATGTCTGCGCTTCGTGAGTCTCAGACTGCACAGAATGCATTCATTTCTCAGGGATTTGCTAATGAGGTTGATGCTCTGTACAACCGTCTGAATTCTTGCCCTGTGCCGACAACTCCGGTATACGGACGCACTCCGATCTTCACATGCAACGGCAATAACGGCTGTGGCTGTGGTTGCGGTGGAACTTTCTAAGGAGTAACAAGCATGGCAGAATATTTAACACGTGATGCAGTTGAAGTTGTGGCATTAAACTCCGCAATTCCGTTCGTGGATTCTATTCGTTGTAACCGTGGTTACGTGTTCCATCAGAGTGGAACAGGAATTTTTGTTCTCCGTGGCATTGTTAATAATCCAACAGCTTGCTTTGCCAGGTACGAAGTCGAATTTACAGGAAACATTGCTATTCCTACAGGCGGTGCAGTTACCCCTATCGCAACAGCTATTGTTGTATCCGGTGAATCCAGAACCGGAAGCAGAAGCATTTACACTCCAGCCGCAGTAGATGAATATGGCAATGTCACAAGCCGTGCAACTATTGATGTTCCTAAGGGATGCTGTTTCACAGTTTCGGTGGAATATGTAAATGGTACGGTTGATGATCCTGCAACTGTTCCGACACCACTCATTAATGTGGTAGACGGAAGTCTGAGTATCAGCAGAACAGCATGAGGAAAGGAGACACAAAATGCACGAACTTTATGAACTGAAAGAAATGCTCTGTGAAGAGTTAAAGAAGTACGGTGAAAAAAGTGACATGTCCACAGGTTCGCTTGAAGTTGTTGACAAACTTGCTCATACTGTAAAGAATCTCGGCAAAATTATTGAGATGTATGAGATGGAAGAAGACGGATACAGTGGTACATATCCCATGTATTATGATTACGAAGGAAGAGGATCATATGAGAATCGTGGCGGTTCGTATAATGGTGGCTCTTACGAAGGTGGATCATACGCAAGAGGAAGCAGAACAGGTAACCGTGACTCTTATGCAAGAGGTCGCAGAGGAAACATCAGACGAGATGCAATGGGCAGATATTCAAGAGCATCGGAAGATGTCAAGGAACAGCTTCGTGAAATCATGGAAGAAGCACCTGATAACATGAAATCTGACATTCTGAAGCTAATCAATAAAATGTAAAGGTGGTGATGCTCCTTGATAACTGAACACGATCTGCATGAAGCGATTGCTGAGTGTCAAGGAAGCAGATCGCCGAATGCTAACACATGCGTTAAGCTTGCATCGTACTACACAATCCTTGATCATATAAATAAGGATAAGGAATCGAACGTGGACATAACTCCGACTTATTCCTTTGCATCAGCACCAGCGTTTGAAGCGTATTCAAGCAAATCGGAATTTGGAACAATCGTCAAAGATATTGATTATATGGATTGTATGACGGTACTGGATGAAATGATGGAAACAATGCGGATTATTGTTCCAAAATTATACGATGCAGTCATGCGTAAATTAACCGCTCTCAAATAAGAGCGGTTTTTTCATTGAAAAATAATGAATTTACTGCTTGCAATATGCTACTGCTAGCAGTACAATATACTTGACAATAGGAGGAAAAATGAAAGACATTATTGAAATGCTTGAATTCAAGCGACAGCAGTTAGCACTCGACTATCAGAATCATCTCGAAGCTGTAAAGCACATGGTAAATGATCCGGAAGGTCACAAATCAATTACATTCGAATCGAACATGATCTCACATCTGATTGAAATGAATTCGCTGAAGAGCAGACTGAGAGAACTTACTGATCAGATCATCGGCATTATGAGAAAAATGGAGGACTGAATGAGAGAGTCGGAAAAGCGAGCGCATAAGAAGTACAACAAGGAGCGTATGAAGTCGATCAGCTTCCGGTTGCACAAGGAATCAGATGCTGATCTGATCGCCAGATACGAAGAAATCGATGACAAAATGGCTTTCTTCCGGTGGGCATTAAAAAATTATAAAAAAGAGGAAAAAAGATGAGTGAAGAGTTATACAAGCTGATCGATCAGCTTGAACGTTCCGGTGATTGGAACGAGATCAATGAATTAATTGAAAAGATTCAGAATCTGATTAACAATGATTAATAGAAAGAAGGAAAGAAAGATGAACAGAATGGATTTCGAAAGCATCAAGCATGATGCGGCTAGAGAAGTATTTGACGGAACTGAATTTGACTGGACTGATGAACTCGACAATACAGCGGAAGCTGACAAGGTGGCTATGAAGCTTCCAAAGGAAGAAATGCACGATTACTGGATCAGCTTCTTCAGCGACAGACTGATCGCAGAGAGATATGAAGGGGAAAAAGAAACGAACAGTGTTGAATGTGTGCTTGAAGATATCATTAAATACGGTGGATACATTCCGATGATGGTGTTCGATCATACCGATCTTAAAAAGATCGCCGAAGAAATCGGCATGGAAGCTGATGAAGAAATTCATGATGATGCATGGACAAAAATCTGCACTGATGGTGTGATTATCCTTCAGGATGGTGGAGAGTCTGAAATCGAATGGAATGGAAAGACATACCACTTCAAAGCAAACGGAACAGTTGATGTTGAATGAAAAAGGACTGCCTGGTTGGCAGTCTTTTTTCTCTCATAGCGTCAAGGAGGTTCAATGAATGCTTCGAAAAACCTACTTAATTATAGCATTTTTCGGCTGAATTTTCGGCTGAAATCAAAAAATCCGCCGTTTATGCGGACTTTTTCTGTTCTGCAAGGGCGACTAGTCGGACTGCGATATGTTTTCCGTTTTTTTCGGAAACGCCTTTAAATAGGCTACAAACCGCATGACAGCGCAGATTCTGAAAAATTGATATTGGCGAACAATGGCAGACGATGGCGAAATGTGGTTTTTATTTTTCGGCTGAGATTCGGCTAATGATCTTCCAGCCAGAGCGTCCATGATTTGCTGATCCGTTGATCGTGCATAATCCAAAGTCATGCTGAATGATGTATGTCCTAGCAAATCCCTGGCTATCACTGAATCACCTTTGTGCAGTAGTTCACTGCTCATCAAGTGTCTAAGCATGTATGCATTAAAGTGTACATGCTTTTTCTTTGCGATCTTGTTAACTGTATCCGACACTTCATCAATGTCAGCAAGTTCACCGGATTCAAAAGCAAGCAGATATCTGTGCCTGGACCACTTCTTCATATCATACAGCACAGAAGACAGTTCTGATGTGATTGGAAGCCGTCTGACGCTTGATTCTGTCTTGGTGGGGACAATCTGTCGCTTTTTTTCTTTCGTGCTTCCTACGGCTTTATTTACGCTTATATACATGTCGGAAATATCATCGGCAGTGATTGCCAAAGCTTCAGCTGGACGGCATCCGGTGTAAAACATAATCAGCAACATGTAATAGATCACGCGATCATTGTATCTGTCAGATTTCTTTAATTCTTCCAGGACGATCAAAAAATCATCAATATTCATTCTGACATCTCTGTGTTGAGTGACGATTTTTGATTTCGGTATTATCACAGCTTCTGTTTTGTCTGGAATGTCATAACCAAGAATAAGTGCGCATTTATATATCTGTCTCCATACAGTCATCAAACGGCTGACCGCATCCTGGGAATGATCTTCCGCATATTGATTAACTGATAGCTGAATATCAGAAACAGTGATCTCGTCAATGTATCGATCTCGAAGCGGATAAATTGCCGATTTATAGATCGCATCCTGTTTCTCATGAGTATTGATCGATAGCGGAATCAATTCCCATTTTTGCTTATATAAAAATCTGACTGTTGGAAATGATCTCTTCAGCTTGCCTGATTGAATATCGTTCAGAGCATCGTTTCTGATGCGTTGAGCAACGATCAGAGCGGTCTTTTCGTCACCATAGTCAATCACCTTGACCGTATCCGTAAATCGCTTCTGTGTGCCTTCCTCGTCTTTGTACGGTATTTCTATGAGAAAAGCTGTTCCGTATTTTCTTTTTCGCTTACGGATGTACTTAAGGTCTTTCGCCATTCTTTTGGTTTTCTTGTTCTTTCTTTTCCGCTTCCAGTCCTTTCTTTATTAAATGATTGATTGCTTTGCTTCTGTTTGGGAATCGTTTTTCAAAACGAAAATCTTCTATTTCTTTCAAGGTTTCTTCATCGGCAACAATGGTAAATTGCGGTTTTTGCGTTGGCATGTCGCATCTCCTTTCCTACATTGACATAATAACACATTGCCCACAACACTTTCAGACAACATTTGTAATTTTAGGGCGTTGACCTACTGTTTCAATGTGCTATAATTGACATGCGATAGGTCAACGACTTATCAGTTCAATGAAAGGAGAATAAATGCCAGCAAAGAACTACCAGACCACAACGATGATGCTTTCACAGAAAGAACTGAAAGCGATCAATGATCTTGCTATGAAGAATCTCAAAAAGACCGGAAACTATAGCAGATCAGAAGCGGCTAGACAGCTGATCAACGCAGGAGCAGAAGCACTGAAGAATGTTCGTAACATTGACCACACAGGAAGCTTCGAAAGCACTGGGAATTGACAGGCATCTGATGCCGATCCTACGCAAGAAAGGGATGCTCCTGGGCATCAAAACAGGGAAAGGATGGAGATACTCAGAGAAAGAATTGGAAGAATTTTGGGAAGAGTACAAAGGAGAAGACATCTCCAATGTAGAGCAGATCGAATTAACTTCTACTCTGCACAGAAAAAAGCAACTGATCAAAGGGCAAGAGTGATCGGTTGCTAAAAGGATCGCCTATATCAGGCATCCTCATTTTATCAAAAAAAAGAGAGGATAAGAAAAAATGAAAAACAAAAACTGTATGTCAGAGGAAGAAATTGATTTCTTCTATGACTTATCAATCTTCATGTGCTTCGCAATACTTGCGCTTGTAATAATCGGAGAGGTGACCGTATGGGCGTGATCAGCTTTGAAATGCACAGATTTTCAACAAGACCGGAAAAAAATGGTGATTATATCGTACTTAATTATGACGGTTCATTTGCAACAGTCGGATTTACAACTGAATACGGCTGGAATACGCATAAGTTTGAAGATGGCAGTTTCTCAAACAAATCTGTAGCTTCCGATGATGAGATGCAGAGATGGTACAAATGTTGGCTGTCTAAATATGGAATCGGATCAAGAAACTGGTATGAAACGCTTGAAGTGATGACTGACGAGGTCAGACAGGAACTAGCCACAAGATATGCCGACAGAGTCCTCACTGAAGAAGAGAAAGATGCAGAAGGTTTGATGGAAGATTTCTATGACAGCCTGGAAGAAGCCAGAGAGATGGCAGAGGTGTTCAGATGAGTTACTGCTTAGTCACAGCAATTGCTGTTGTACTTGTTTCTGCGGTTGCAATCATTAACAGCATCAGCATCAGACATGCTGAAAAGGAAATCGACACTGTCAAAGGTGATCTTTCTGAAGGATTCAAGGCTGTCAGCTTTGAAAGAGTGACAAATCTTCTGAATACGGTTGAAGGAATTGAAGATGACATCGATGAAATCACGGATGATTCAGAAAATCATGAGATGCAGATTGCAAGAGCGAATGATCTGATCGCAGACATCACTGCAAAATTGGAAGCAATCACAGCAGACATTCATCAGATTGATGAACGTACAAAAAAAGATCACTGTGACCTGGTTGATATTCGAACAAGATATGTGAATTTCAGAAATCCGGTTCAGAGCAACGCAGGAGTTGAGTGGTCAAATGATCATAAATGCAAAGAGGACGAATAATATGGCAGATAAATATGAGGTTTCCGTTGCGAACGGAGAAATTGAAGTACCGCAGGAAGTTCTGAAGCTTTTCGAAGAAGCAAGAAGAATTGATGCTGAAATCAAAGCATTGAAAGCGCAGAAAGATGCGATTGAAAAGCCGTTGAAACAGGCAATGCAGAAGCATGGAGTTGATTCATTCAAATGCGAATATATGACAGCTTCCAGGGTGAGCATGTCATTTACAGAAACAGTGAATACTGAGCGAATGAAGGAAGATGGCATTTATGAAAAATACATGATGCTCATTCCGAAAGCTGAACATGTACGGATTGCGTATAAAAAGGAGAAAGCTTCATGAGCGAACTTGATGAAATCAAAAAGATGAATATCTATCAGCGTATCTGCGCTGTTTCATCGGCTGTCGGTAAAATCAGCATGACAACGGATGTTGCCACAAAAACCGATAAAACAACCGGAAGAGTTCTCAATTCGTATAAAGCGATCTCAATTAATGATGTGGTTGATGCTCTTAACCCGCTTCTGAATAAATACAGACTTGTAGTGATTCCAGGCGATAAAGAAATCATTGAACAGAATCAGCTTGAACTTAAAAGTAAAGGCTATACAACCAACTACTTTTATATTCGATTGAAAGCAACATACAGAGTTGTGAATATCGACAATCCGGCTGAGTTTGTCGAAGGATCAGCATACGGTGACGGTCTTGATACAGGCGATAAATGCACCGGAAAAGCACTCACATACTCAAGAAAATATGTACTCATCGACATCTTCAATTTATCAAAAGGCGAGGATGCTGATGATGTGGCTTCTCCTCAGGAAGGCGAAAGCTTCGAAAGAATGGCATATCAGAAAAATCCACAGCCTTCACCACAGCCTATTCAGTCACAGCCTGTATCACAGCAGACAGACATGGCTGTTGCATATTCAACACTCACAAGAGAACTGATGAAAATTGGAATTGATATCCACAATAATACAGTATCCAAATTCATTATGGATAAGGCAAAAATTGGCACTGTCGATGGTGGTCAGCTTCTTGCTGATCCGGCTGGAATGCAGAGAGCGATCACAGTGATGACTGCGGTTCTGAAAGAGAAATCAAAAGAGCAGAAGGCATGAAGAAACATAAATACAGATACACAAATATCCCTTCTGTATTACAGGGTGATGTTCCAGAAACGGATGCATGTTCATTCGTTTCTGGACGAACATCCGATATCGATTTCCATCACATTTTCGGAAAAACGAAATATTACAAAAAGCTGTCTGAACAATATGGCTTCTGGGTGTGGCTTACACGAGAAGAGCATGACAAACTTCATCATACTCCTGCCGGAGTAGCTTACAATCGGACACTCAAGCAGGAATGTCAGGAGTTGTTTGAGATGGAGCATTCCAGAAGCATGTTCATCAGACTGTTTGGAAAGAGTTACCTATGAAGATTTATGCAAGCGAATTGAAAACCGGATTCAAAGAAGATGGCAGAGCATCGATCTCATTTAAATGCTCCTGGAGGGCGAAGGAATCGATTGAGAGACTGAAGTCCGGTGAGTATGAAGTGGATATCAAAAAAGTCAGAGATCATCGCACAAAGGCTCAGAATGCTTATCTGTGGGAGTTAATCGGACAGATTTGCATGAAGGAAAACGGAAGCAAAGCAGATGCTGAAAGTATATATATGCAGTTGCTGGAATCAGCCGGAGCAAAATGTGAGTATTTCGAAATGCTGGAGGATGCTGTTGAAAGATTCTGTTCTCTTGCAGATATCAGATTTTTGAAGATTGTCGAAAGACGGATCAGAAACGGAATGAATACAGTGATGTGCAAATGCTTCTATGGCTCTTCAAAGATGGATACAAAAGAGATGAGCATTCTTATTGATAAAACAATCGAACGTGCTGAAGCTGACGGCATTGATACAGATGCTTGGAGGATGCTGTTATATGACACAGAATGAGATGATTGTCGAATACATCAGAGAGCATGGATACATCACAAGAAGAGACGCAATGATTCAGCTTGGGATCGGTAACCTTCCGGCGAGAATCCAGGAGATCAGAGACAGAGGAATCAATATCATCACAGAAAGAGCCGACAGCAAAAGCAGATATGCAAAATATCGCATAGAAGAGGATAGCTGATGGCAGAGAAGGATAAAAAATACTACTGGCTTAAGCTTGACCGTGGATTCTTCAAGCGCCATGACATCCGCATCGTTGAAGGAATGCCGAATGGAAAGGACTACATTCTGTTCTACATGAAGCTTCTGTGTGAATCAGTAGATCATGATGGGAATCTAAGATTTTCAGATCGGATTCCTTACTCTGATGAAATGCTTTCAACCATCACAAATACAAATATTGACATCGTCCGGTCAGCCATAAAGGTTTTTACACAGCTGGAAATGATGGAAATATGGGATGACGGAACACTGTTTATGACAGAGGTTCAAAACATGGTTGGTTCTGAAACAGAATGGGCAGTGATCAAGAGAAAACAGCGAAAAGCGATTGAATTGGACAATGTCCAACTGCTGTCCGCTGAAAGTCCAAAATGTCCAAGTAAGAGTAAGAGTATAGAGAAAGAGAAAGAGTTAGAGATAGAGAAAGATACTTCTAGTGTGAACTACATCTCAATCATCGATCTCTATCACGAAAAATGTCCTTCATTGCCAACCGTGAGAAAGGTATCAGATGCACGGAAAAAGCAGATCAGGGCAAGGCTCAGAAAATACTCAATCGATGAAATCACCGAAGCCTTTGAGAGAGCGGAAGCATCTGACTTCCTTAAGGGAGACAACAGGAGCAACTGGACTGCTGATTTTGACTGGATCATGAATGATGCCAATATAGCGAAGATCCTCGATGGAAAGTATGAGAACAAGGCAAAGCCAGTAACTGCAAATAATGGAACAATAACAATTCCGATGCCTGACTATATTCGAAAACAAGTTGAAGATATGGATAAGGATCAAATTATGAAAGAAATCGAAGAGATGAAAGGAGCAATGAAATGATCAACAGAGTGATCATTAACGGATATTTGGGTAAAAATCCGGAAGTTAAGAAAACAAACAGCGGTAAATCAGTATGTAATTTCTCGATTTGCCAGTCAAGAAAAGACCAGAGTGGAAATCAGATTTCAAAGTGGTTTCATATTAATGCGTGGGAAAAGACAGCTGAATTCCTTGGTCAGTACTGCAAAACTGGTGACATGATCCTCGTTGAAGGTCATATGGATTACAGAGAGTATGATGTGGACGGTCAGAGAAGAACAACCCAGGATATCATTGCTGACACAATCACTTTCGAAAGACAGGGAAACAATCATGCTGATACTCAGCAGACATATGCACAGCCTGTATATTCAGAACCGCAGAGAGCGTACACACAGCCTTCTCCTTCATATTCGCAGACTAGCATGACAAGTGGTGCAAATGTTCCTTCTGATTTTGGTCAAGGGTTAGATATCGGTCCAGATGACCTGCCATTCTGATGAATTGCGCAAACTGTAACAAATCGATCACAAACGGCTATTTCAACGAATCTGAGGAAGGCATGACATGCATCTGCATCGATTGCCTTCTGAGATTCGACAGCTTCAGAAAACGCAGGAAATACGATTATAAAGCAATCTACAAAATGCATGAAGAAGGATTTTGTGATCGAACAATAGCAACAAGTTTTGATACAAATCCGCTGACAATCAGCGGAATCATAAGAGACATAGAGAGGAATTTATGACAGATTCAGTATTCAAAAAAAACACAGTCGGTTTTTTCGCAACAGAACAGCATTTGAAACCGAAAAGAAAAACAACAGGATCAGCCGGATATGATTTCAAAGCACCGGAGACAGTGGTAATTCCAGCACATAAATTTATCCGATTTGACAGTGGTGTTAAGGTCAGAATGAGACCTGGTTTTGTACTGAAGTTATATATCAGATCATCGCTCGGCAACCGTGGAATTGTATTGACAAACGCTGTCGGCATAATCGATTCGGATTATAAGGATACAATTCAGGCAATGCTTCTGAATCTTACTGATGAGGACTACACATTGTATAAAGGCGATCATTATATGCAGGGGATTTTTGAAAGATATTATTTGACTGACAATGATGATGCTGAAGGCATCCGCAATGGCGGTTTAGGAAGCACAGGAAGGTGATCATGAATTACAGTGAAGCAAAGTACATTGTCACAGAAATGGTCAGAATTCCGTTCTATAAAGTTTCTGTAAATAATTATCAGAAAGCCATAGATGAACTTCAGAGACACATTGATTCCTTGACAGAGCCGTCATCGCCAAACGGAAGAGAAGCAATCGGAGAAGCGAAAGGAAATGCTCTGCACGATTACACAGAAAAACTGACAGAGTATGTCACTGAACAGGCGGCGATTGAATGGGAGATGAAATATTATGTCTGGTCACTCAGAAAGGCTGAAGGATACAGAGATTTGCTTCTTAAAGGTGAAAATGCCGATTATGTCCAGGATTATCTCAACACCAGAGATAAAAGAGAGTTACAGACGAAGTACCATGTCGGCAATGCGTATGATCGGATGATTAGGATTGTTATCCAGGAGTTGAAGAGCAAATGAGTCTTGATGACAAAGTAAGAGATGCCTGTCACAGAATCGAGGAACTGTATTACGAAACAAACGGAAAGTGCTATGTGAGTTTCAGCGGTGGGAAGGACAGTACAGTCCTTCTCGCCTTGATAAAGATGTGCGAGGAAATCTACACGATACCGGAGGGCGGGATTCCTGCAGTATTCGTAAATACAGGAATCGAGCTTGGTGTCACTGTCGATTTTGTGAAATGGGTAAAAGATAACTACTATTCAAACGTTCAGATCATCCGTCCGGAGGCTTCGTTTGATTGGGTCATTAAAAACAAAGGAAAACCAGTTAGGTCGAAGTTAAAATCAGAATTCATTCACAGGTATCATTGCGGAAAACGTTCGGAAAATGTCATGAGAAATCTTGTTGAAGGAATCACTAACAGCGGAAAACATGCAGTAAGAACAAAACTCGCTGATAAAGATATGCATATGTTACATGATGATTTCCCAATAATCGCATCAAAAGATTGCTGTACAGTCATGAAAAAGAAACCATTTGCGAAATACGCAAGAGAGAACGGCGTGCGGGGATTCATGACAGGAATAAGAAAAGACGAAGGCGGCGCGCGGGAATTAAATGCCATTGTTTATGATGGTAAGAAAAGAATCTGCACAAGCCTTTCTCATGGATACATCAAAAAATCTCCAATTATTGATTGGACAAATGCTGATATAAATGAGTTTATCAATCAATATGATGTGCCATTATCAAGAGCATACACGGAATTCGGTATGGAAAGAACAGGGTGCATGGGATGCCCATACAGCATGAATGTAGACAAATCTCTTGAATATCTTTTCTATCATGAGCCGAACAGGTACAAAGCATCCATGCATTGGTTGAAAGATGTATATATCGCTCAGAACGTAGTGCTTCCATTTGATGAAGCCTATGAGAGAGAGAGAGAGAGAACGTGGCACATGATCTATGAACCGATGCGTCAGGAAATGCTTAGAAAGTACAGACCAAACAGCAGATTGATTAAGGAAAGCGATCAAATTTCTATATTTGATGTTTGAGGAAGATGATGGGATATCTAGTAGATATAAAATCGAAAATCAGCCAGATGAAAGATAGACGGTGCGAAGAGGATTTTGTCAGATTGGCTGATCATATTGTTAAGACTGGTGACTTGGAAATGTTGCCTGTATTACTTAACATCATTAACAAATACGATTCAATCAGTCGATATAATTTCGGACTACAGAAAAAAGTTGAAAATTTGAATTACAGAATCGAATCACAAAAGTCGAGATTTTGAAAAGGATCACGCTGATCCAGGGGGAAATAATAGTGGAAAAGAAAGAAATTGAACGCTTGAATGTATTGGAAAAGAAATTCAAGTTTGATGATGATTATCAGGAATATCGTAGATTGCAAAGAAAAGCAATTGATGAATATGACGAATCGAAACCAGAGCGATCACTGATGGGCGAATTTAACGGCGATAAGTACTATCTTGTGCTTCCGTTCGATAGGCTGGATATAGAAGATGGAGAATGGAAATACATACATCATGGATTCGACATGGAGGTGGATCATCTGAATGGCGGAACGACAGCCTACTGCATGTGTCTTTGCGACAAAGACATTAAATACTTCGTTGACTTGATGCATGAAGAAGCAAAGGAGTCGATCAAACCTGGACATTGGCTTCCGGTCGAAGGCGAAACCGGAATAGAAGCATTCGGTCATGCTGAATGTGGAGTGACTGAATATAAATGCTCAGAATGTGGCGGTTTAATCGATATTTCTGAGGATTATTATTATTTCTGTCCACATTGCGGAAAGGCTATGGACGGTGTGGAAAAATGAGACTGATTGATGCGGATGCACTGTTTATAAATCTTGACGACATGATGGCAGTCAGTCCTACAGGATATATTCACGGTGATACAGTGGCGGACATGATAAGTGATGCACCGACAGTTGAAGCAGAACCAGTCGGATATGGGAAGTGGGTCGATCCGGAAGCATTCAAACGCCCATGGTTTAGACATCACATTTTCAAATGCTCGGTATGTGGAAATACATTAGACATGGACGGAGTAAACGCAGGAAGAGGAGATGCAAATTATTGCCCTAATTGCGGGGCAAAGATGGATGGTTAACGCTATGAAACTTGCTGATAAAATCATTGAACTTGCCAATGAAGGGTATGACATACATTTCGATGCGCATTTACGATCTCTTGACTTTTCAGGATATACATATATCACTATTTCAAAAAATATCTATCATCAGCAGATTGCGATTAATGATAGTAAACTTAAAAAATTTAAAACTTGTGATCCGGATGAGTATTTTGTTCAAGTTTTAGATAGATGTTCAAAAGAATTAAATGACTATATAAAGAGAGTGAAAGAAAATGGCTGAATACATTAATCGTGATGATATGACTTATCTGTATAACAACGGAGAATATGATGTGTATTCAGTTCCGCCAGATGCAGAGAAAATTGAAATCATAAGATGCAAAGACTGCAAGTATTTTGAACATGAAATTCACGAAGAACTTGCTGTTTACGGTTTTTACAATATTATCCACAGTACTTTTTGTACCAGGCTGTTAGAAACATGAGAGGGTGATGTATTCGATGTTAATACTGATGACTCCTGTAGTTTTGGAAAGAGGAAAGAAGAATGAACAAGTCCGAAGCTATCGAAATTCTTGAAGAGGTCAAAACCTTAGACGATTCAATATATCAATACAGCGAAGCATATATGGAAGCCTTAGATGTGGCTATTGGAGCATTGAAAGACGATGCGATCCCTATCAACTGGATTAAAGCCGTGTTAAATGAGCGACACAAGGTAATTGAAGACAAGAGTAATAGTGAAGAGCGCATACTTTATTACGAGGAAGTGGAAGATGCAATCAACGAATTGCTTATTTGGTGGGCTGAGAGGAGAGAAGAATGAACGACAAGGAATCAATCTTCGTAAAAATTCTCAGATGGCTCGGATTGATTGAGGAAAGACCGATCAGCAAAAGTGAGATGTGCAAACAGGCACAAAATGTATGCAATCACAATTGCGATTCATGCGCTTGGGCAGAGAAGAAAGAAGAATGACAAAGGAAGAAGCAGTTAGATATCTGATTAAACCGATTTGCACAAGCACTATTGAAAGCGAAGAGTATCGTAAACAACTTGAGGCATACACAATGGCTGTTGAATCGTTGAATGGCAGAGAGGAAATAAGAATGACAGACGTAATAGCAATGATTAAATATAACATCAGCCGTTTGAAACAGTGCATAACATGCAGATGCGATCCCGAAGAATGCGGATGCGATGAATCAGATGAGGATGAAAACGGCATGTGTAAGAAGTGGGTGAGGAAATAAGAATGAAAGAAAAAATATGCAGATTCTTCTATAAGCATGGCATGAAGCGTATTGCTTATAGAATCTCACCTAGTCTTGTGTGCTATTGGGATATGCAAAAATTCATGGACATATTTCATGAAGGTTTCAAAAAAGGAATCGGAGATGCTGCGGAGTGGGAAGAAATATGACAGAAATGCAAGCCTGGATAATGATTATCATTTTGATTCTGATCCTTGCAAAGTGAGGAAAGAAGAATGAAGTTTGTTTTGAGGTATGGAAATGAGTAAAAATCTTGAAGTTTTCGACAACAAAAGAACATCATTCGAAGGACTGTGGTGGCATGCAGAATCGAACTGCTTCACATCTGCTGTTATATCGCTAGCACAGCTAAGAAAGTTCAAGGGAAATGTCCGAATGGTTGTGAAAAAGAATCAGTTTTACAACGGCGGTGAAAATGGGCGACCGAATTATATATTCAGTTTATATGATGCAAAAAGTGACAATCCGGTAGAACTTGAAGTTCAGTCTGAATGCAACGAAAGCGGAGAGCGTATGTACAGTAGAGAAGAAGTGCAATACGCAATAGATCGAGCCGCAGAAGATGGACGCAGAGGCTACTTTGACAATATTGTTGAAGATTATTTATAGCAGATACATTTTAAGGAAAGAAAAATGAAAGTTGAAGGAATTAAGTTAGAAGTTGAGTGCAATCTTACAATTTCGGAAAGCACAGCCTGTGTATGTCTCAAACTTTTGGAAATGTATTGCAATTCAAAAAATCAGCGAATTATCGAACTTGATAATGAAGATGGAACAAAAGCAATGTATTTAATGGACATGAATGATGAATCTTGATGAAGCAATTGAAATTCTGAAAGAAGAATACGAAAAAGCCAATCAGCTTCCTTGGGTATGGTCACCAATTGCTTATGCAATGTATCAAGCGTGGAAGCGAGTTGATTCAGCGGAAAGAAGAAAAAGATGATTGAAATCACAAATATAGAGGTATGGGGATTTGAGCATGCTGTCAGAGGTATGCGGAATCCTATGAACAGTTGGGATAAGAGTGACAGCGGATACGGAATTGGAGAAGATGAAGATGTGTTTGAAATCGGCAAAAATGACCTTGATCTAATGAGAAGACTTTACAAAGCAGGCTCTGAGCATCGGAAATATCTCAGGCAGGTGTTCTGCTCAATGGATGTGAATGCTCCGTTGTATTGGTGGAAAGAAATGGATCAGTACCGCATCAATGTGACCACTAACTCATGCAGTACGATGCATAAGATTCATGCAAAGAAGTTTGAACTGGATGACTTCAGTCATGAACATCTCAATGAAGTTGCAATTTATGTACTTGAAGGATATTTGGAATGGATGAATGCGTACAGAGAACGCTATGAAGAAAACAAAGAAAAAGAAGACTGGTGGCAGATGATTCAGTTACTGCCGTCATCCTACAATCAGAAGCGGACAATAACAATTAATTATGAAAATGTTGTAACCATCATCAAACAGCGGACAGGTCACAAGCTGGATGAATGGAATGAATTCGTCAAAGTCATGAAATCACTGCCATATATTGAAGAAATTATGGAGATTGATCATGAATGAAGTTACAAGGTTATTGATCAACATGATGCTTCCGCATTTGTCTGAAAGGGATCAGAAGCGATTCACCGAATGTCTGAATTGTTCAAATGACATTGAAAAATGTGAATGTACAGAAGCTGATGAAGACGAGAGCGGAAGTTGCAAATATTACAATCCATTAGTAAAAAGCTGAAATTCCGAAAATCTCGGCGATAATCATGTGATATTCTATATTCGTAAAAAAGTGGATGTTGAAAAGCATCCATTTTTTTATGTAATCGCTGACTTTCTTTCTTTCCCTGGCGATTACAGGATAAAGGTGGCGATCCCCTTTCTGTTAACCATCGGTCATATAGAGCCACCTTTTGAGGTGAATAATTATGGATGATGATGTAATTGATATTTCAAATATTCCATATTATGAATACAAAGAGCGCATGAAAGACTTACAAAGCAAAACAGTCTGTCCATGCAACAAATGTGATCCAGCCTGTGATCGAGCAAGCACAAAAGCTGTTTGTGAACGATATCAGGAATGGAAAAAACTTACTTACGGAGGGTATTAATGGCAGGAAGACCATCAAAAGTTGATCAATGGCTGACTGAAGATGGTCTGAAGCTGTTGAGGTATTTCAAACAAAGCGGAATGACTGATGCTCAGATAGCTGAAAAGATCGGCATTCATGAGCGGGTTCTTCGCAAATGGAAGCAAAAGTATGAGCCGATAAAAACCGCTTTAAAAAATGGCAAAGAGTTTGCCATAGCGGAAGCGTTCGCGGCTTTAAAATGGATGTTCAGAGTTCAGACTTTGAAAGAAACAACAACACAAATCTGGACAGACGGAAACGGAAAAGAACATAAGACAGTCACTGTCAAAGAACGAGAAATACCACCGGATAAGACAGCGGCGATCTTCTTCATGAAGTCACAAGCTGGATGGAGAGACAATTATGAAATTGTCGATTCTTCAGATTCAGAAAAAGTCTTCGAAATGCTGAAACAGACACAGGCATACGCTGAAAGCTTGCCAGAATTACCGGAAGAAGACGAAGACGAAGAGGAAGACGATGACCCAGAGGATTGAGTTCTCCAGGAAACAGCTTCAGTATTTTGCAAAGGCAAAGCATCGCTTTAATTTTAAAGTAGGTGCTGTCCGATCCGGTAAGTCATTCGGTGATATCGCACAAGTAATTGCATATAGAATACTTGAGCGAAGAGGAAAGCCTGGATTAAACGTTATACTCGGTGTATCAAAAGCAACAATTGAGCGAAATGTACTCCAGCCGATGCGAGAAATCTATGGATTCCAGCGCATTGGAAACATAAACAACAAGAACATTGCGATTCTTTTTGGCGAAGAAGTGCATTGTCTGGGTGCAGAAAAGGTCAGCCAGGTTGCAAAAATCCAGGGTGCATCGATCAAATATTGTTACGGCGATGAAATTGCCAAGTGGTCCAGGGAAGTGTTTGAAATCGTTCCTTCACGTTTGGACAAAGCTTATTCCTGCATGGATGGAGCGTGTAACCCTGAGCATCCGATGCACTGGCTGAAGGCTTTCATTGACCGTGATGACATCGATAGTTACGTCCAGCATTACACTATTTTTGACAATCCATTCCTTCCGAAATCTTTCGTTGATAGTCTGTGTAAAGAGTATGAAGGCACAGTTTACTATCAGCGTTTTATTTTAGGCGAATGGGCATTGGCTGAAGGATTGATTTATCCATCGTTCAGAGATGCGATTATAGGCGATCTGAGCGATTTCGATGATGATCCGACCGATTATGCATTGTCAATCGATTACGGCACTCAGAACGCATTTGCTGGTCTTCTGTGGGAGAAACATAAATCAACCTGGATATGCGTTGATGAATACTATCATTCCGGTAGAGACACAGGCATCCAAAAAACTGACGGCGAATATGCTGATGATCTGGATATATTCCTCAAAAGAGTTATTGAGAAACGGCAGGCATATGCAAAGGAAAACAAGACATATTTTAGGAAAATCAAGACGATTGTCGATCCGTCAGCATCTTCGTTTATCGCCGAACTTGATAGACGCAAGTACTATTCGGTAATTCATGCCGATAATGCTGTCAAGGACGGCATTCTGGAAACAAATACATGCATGAAACTCGGATATATCAAGATATTGCGCTCATGTAAATGCCTGATTGCCGAATTAAATGGCTATGTTTGGGATGATAAATCTCCAGAAGATGCTCCATTAAAAGTAAATGACCATGCTTGCGATAGCATGAGATATTTAGTTCATACATACAACCTTGCACAGCCAAGGCGAACAGAATATGTTTCACCATTTAGGAGGTAAACGTGCTTACATTTCAAGATTTTATAGAAGAAACCCAGGGTAAAAGCACTGAAGCCTTGACTTCTTTCATCAATAAAGCGATTAACGAGCATAAAACGAATCAGATGGTCAAGATCGCCAGGAGCGCAGACAACTATGATAATCAGCTTAATGAGACTATTTCACAGCTGATCAAGTTTCTGTATCTCTCAAACGGAACGAAAGTTGAAGACATCACAGCATCAAACAACAAGCTTGCATGTGGGTTCTTCCACCGTTTAAATACTCAGCGAAACACATATCTGCTTGGAAACGGCATCGATTTCGATGACAAATCAATCAAGAAAAAGCTTGGTTCATCGTTTGATCAGATTTTTAAATCGGCTGGATACAATGCTCTGATTCACGGATTGACCTTCGTATTTTGGAATCATGACCGCATTTATAACTTTGACATCAAAGAATTCGTTCCTTTTTGGGACGAAGACACCGGAGCGTTGAGAGCTGGTATTCGCTTCTGGCAGTTAAGTGATAAAAAACCGCTGAAGGCTGTTCTTTACGAAGAAGACGGATATACGAAATTTTCTGAGAACAATGTCGGAAAGTTGGTGATCACCCAGCCAAAGCGCAGATACATTACCAGGATTCAGTCATCAACCCTGGAAGGCGATGTGATTGTCGGCGAAACGAATTATTCCTTCCTGCCGATCATTCCCTTTTGGGGAAGTAAAAATCACATGTCAACGCTGGTCAAACTTCGTGCAAACATCGATGCTTATGATCTCATCAAGAGTTCATTCGCCAACGATCTCGATGAATGTGCGCAGATTTACTGGCTTATAAACGGAGCAAACGGAATGGATGATGTTGATCTCCAGGAGTTCCGTGACAGGATCAAGCTGAATCATGTGGCAAAAGTTGAGCGAGATGGTCAGGTTGTTCCATATACGCAGGAAGTACCGTCAACATCCAGGGAAGTATTGCTGGACAGAATTAAATCTGATATTTATGAGGATTTCGGTGCGCTCGATGTCCATACAATCGCCGCAGGAGCAACGAATGACCACATCGATGCCGCTTATCAGCCACTTGATGAGGAAGCTGATGATTATGAATTCCAGTGCACAGAGTGCATCAAGCAGATTCTTGCACTCCAGGGAATTGATGCAGAACCGATCTATAAGCGGAACAGAATCAGCAATCAGTTTGAACAGGTTCAGATGGTAATTATGGAAGCACCTTATTTGGACGATGAAACAGTGCTCTCCAAACTTCCAAATATCACGATTGATGAAGTTAAGGAGATTATCCAGCGCAAAGATGCAGAAGATATGGATCGATTTGTGGGCAATTCCAACACGGATGATGAAGAATCCGCAGATGATGAAGAAACGGCTGAAAACGCCTGAAAGAAGGCTCTGAATGCCCAGATTGAAACCGGATCAGGCTCACGATGACACTGACAAGATCATCAGCAAAATGGAGCGGAAGATTGCCAAGGAATATCGCCAGGCTGAGAAGGAAGTCGAGAAAAAAATGAAGAAATACCTTGAATCTTCAAAAGAATTCAAGGATAAAGAGCGCAAGATGCTGAAACGGCTTGCTGATGGCGAAATTACGCAGAAAGAATTCAACCAGTGGCGAATGAATCAGATCGCTACTGGCGAACGCTGGAAAGCTATGCGTGATACCTTGGCTGAAGACCTGGCGAACGCAAACGATATCGCAAAAAACATCATCACCGGAGAAATGGCTGATGTTTATTCAATGAATCGCAACTATTCTGTTTTCCAGGCTGAAAAAGATGCACTGATCGACACTTCATATACGCTTTACAATCGAGAAGCAACAGAAATGCTGTTTCAAAATGACAAATCGATTCTTCCGATGCCGAAAGAAGGCACTCCAGCCTGGAAGGCAATGCATGACCGTGATCTCAAATGGAATCAGAAGAAGATTAATTCTTGCCTGATTCAAGGATTGCTTCAAGGTGAATCAAATCCGCAGATTGCAAAAAGACTGCGTGAAGTGGTTGGGATGAATAAACGAGCGGCGATCAGAAACGCACGAACAATGACAACAGCTGTTGAAAATCGTGGCAGAAACGATGCTTATGACGAGTTAAAGAGCAAAGGCGTTGAATTAGAAGAAGTATGGATTGCAACGCTGGATATGCGGACAAGGCACTCACACAGATTGCTTTACGGCGAAATAAAAAATCCGAAGACAGGCAAATTCAGCAATGGATTAAGGTTTCCAGGCGATCCGCAAGGAAGACCGGATGAAGTCTACAACTGCCGATGCTCTCAATTCGCGCAGGTCAAAGGATTTCCGATTGAACTTCCTAGGCATTCGTCAAAAATGAATGGCATGTCATTCGAAGAGTGGCAAGGCTTGAAAGAAGATGGTAAGCCTGTTGCTCCTGAAAAGCCGTATGTGAAGGATGAGAAGCTTGTTGAACTTGAGTCCAGGCTCAAAATGAGCGGTGTCAAAAAGATTGACACTCAGAGATATGAGAAAATCCCTTCACAGGATGAGATCATCAAAAAGATCAGTGGCGGTGATTTAACAGTCGGATCATGTGTATCTTTGGCATTTACATATGCAGGCAATAAAGGTGGAATCGATGTAACTGACTTCCGTGGTGGAAAAAGCTGTGCTTTCTTTTCAAGAGGAAGCAACATCAGAACAATCTTGGAGATTGCAGATATTAAATCAACTGAACTTGTCGGTGGTAATGATTTCAAATGTGCAAACGAATTGCTGAAAGGTATTGCAAAAGATGACACGAAGGAATACATTCTTATTACAGGTAAGCATGCTTCTGTTGTAAGAAGGAATGAGGGTGTTATTCAATACCTGGAACTGCAATCAGCAACAGAAAATGGTTATAAAAATCTTACACAGGAAAGATTAAGGTTTCGATTCGGATGCCAAAAATCACATTCTTCATACGGTGAGAAGTACAATACGCCGAATTGGCTGATTGATCTTGATTCATTAACACAAAGCGAAGACTTCAAGAACATTCTTCCATATCTGAACACAAATGAAGGCGATCAGAGGAAAGGATCAGAAGGATATGCCAAGTAAAGATGCTTTTTACAAGAACGAAGAAACAGATACAATCTGGTGGCTGGAAACGGAAAACATCGGCGAGTTTCTGTTTTCGTTCGACAAAAAAACGGTATTCAATCTGTTCAGGGATTATCCGCACGCACTGACCGAAGAGCAGGTCGAACAGTTTGATAAAGAATATCCGTTCTGGGCGGATTTCTTTGCTGATCGGAAGGCGAAAGATGGCTGACGTTGAATTCACATTGACCAGCAATGCAAAGCCGATCAAAGAAAAGACAGCGGAAGCAATCATCACTGCTCTGAAATCTGTCGGAGCGCAGGCACAAGGTCATGCAACGGCGGAAATCACGGCAGTTGAAGCAATTGATACTGGTCGATTGAAAAACTCGATTACGTTTGCTGTCAGCGGTGATCCTGCCAGGGAATACGGATATACGGACGATGACGGTAAAGGCTACACAGACCGGATCGAAGGTGCAGGAGATGAGAAGGATTTCACTTTGTACCTTGGAACAAATGTCGAATATGCAACATTCGTTGAATCTGGAACAGGTGGAGACAGAAACAAAGGAGCAAGACCTTTCATTCGTCCTGCCGTTGAAAACTGGATATCTGAATATCAGCAGGTTTTCCAGCAAGAACTATCCAAAATAGGTAAATAGCACCGGAAACGGTGCTTTTTATATGCCCAGGGAAATGGGCGAAGACATGTTATTGAGCGAAGGAATACGCACGAAGAAAAGGAGAAATAAATGTCTTTAACTAGAAAGATGCTCAAGGGAATGGGACTGACTGAGGAACAGGTCGATTCCATTATTGAGGAACACACAGCCGTTACTGATGCACTCAAGGAAAAGGTGTCACAGTACGAAACAGACGCTAAGAAGCTGGCTGAAGTTGAAAAGGAACTCAACAATCTGAAGGCTGGCGGTGATGATTGGGAAGAAAAATACAACGCTGAACATAAGGCATTCGAAGATTACAAGAAGGATGTTGAAGGCAAGGCTGAACTTGAAAAAGTGAAAACTGCATACAGAGCACTTCTGAAAGATCAGAAAATCGCCGACAAGCGCATCGAAACAATCATCAAGATGACTGATTTTGCCGATATCAAGCTGACTAAAGACGGCGAAATCGCAAACAAAGACAAAGTAACTGAACGGATCAAGGAAGAATGGGCAGATGTAATTCCAAAGGAATCTGAACACGGAACAGATGTGGAAACTCCTCCTGGAAATTCCAAGACATTAACTCGTGAATCGATCTATGCGAAAGATGAGCATGGCAGATACAAGATGTCTACAGAAGAGCGTCAGAATGCCATCGCAAACAACCCTGAACTGTTCGGTTTCGGTCAATAAGAAAGGACAAAAACATGACAGTTAAAGCTAATACAACACTGACTACAAACGGCTTCACGAACGTTACCCCTCGTGAAATTGACTTCGTTTCTCGTTTCAACGACAACTGGGAAGCACTCAGAAACATCATGGGCATCATGCGCCCTATTAAGAAAGCACCTGGAACAACGCTGAAGACATACACAGCTTCCGTCACTCTCCATAATGGTACTGTTGCTGAAGGCGATGAAATTCCGTACTCTCTCGCAAATGTTACTGAAGCAGGTAAGCAGGACATTACAATCGATAAGTATGCAAAAGCTGTCTCTCTGGAATCTGTTGCAAAATACGGTGCTGAGATCGCTGTCGAAAAGACTGACACAGCCTTCCTGAATGAACTTCAGTCAAAGGTCTTGACAGACTTTTATACATTCCTCAACACAGGCACTCTGACACTGACTGCTTCCACATGGCAGGATGCTCTCGCAAAGGCGAAGGGTGCTGTTCTGAACAAGTTCGCAACAATGCGCAAGACCGTCACAGAAGTTGTCGGTTTTGCAAACATCAACGATGCTTATGCATACATGGGTGCTGCTCCGATCACAGTTCAGACACAGTTCGGCATCAATTACATCAAGGATTTCATGGGTTATTCAACACTGTTCCTTTGCCCAGACGTTGACATCGCTCCTGGCAAGGTGATCGCTGTTCCTGTTGAGAATGTTGACCTTTATTACATCGATCCGTCTGATTCCGACTTTGCAAAGCTGGGTCTGGTATACACAACTCAGGGCGAAACAAGACTGATCGGTTTCCATGCAGAAGGCAAGTACTCTCATGCAGTCGGCGAATGCTATGCAATCATGGGCATGACACTGTGGGCAGAATACCTGGATGGCATCGCTGTTGCTACTGTCGGCGGTTCTACAACTACAATCACAGGCACTTCTGCGGCGGCAACAACCACAACAGGCGCAACAAAGATCACTATCACAGCACCTTCCGCAGTTCCTGCTGACTGGACAGTCTATGCGAAGGCGGCAAGCGGCACTGCTCCGTCAGCACCTTCCTATGGCACAATCCTCGATACAACAGGATGGACAAAACTCACTCTGACCAACGGTGTCGCTGACAATGTCACAGGCTTCACATCCGGTCATAAGATGACCGTTGTTGGTGTCAATGGAACAGGGCAGGTTGTTGGTGCATCCGAATCCATTACAGTAGCGGTAAAAGCATAAGCGACATCGATGATGACTCCGACAACGGTGTCGCTGAAGAAGCAGATGAACCGAACACAGAAGCAGACTCGGTTGATCTCTCAAAAATGACAAAGGCGCAACTGCTTGATTATGCTGAAGATAACGGCATACAGGTCAGCAGATCAGCCAAAAAAGGAGATATATTGAGCACAATAAAGGAGGTGGAAGCATGAACATTTTACTGGACGAAATCTGCGGACTGATTCACAACTACTTTGTGCAGGAATCCCATACAGGTGAATTCACAATCAGCGGTGAATCAATTGACGTTGATTTCTTGAAGGAAAATCAGTACTTCCGCATCATTGGATCGACATTCAATGACTGTGTTTACAAATATCCAGCCACTGATCTCATTGACGAGACATTCAGTGGAACAATCCAGGCGATGAACGTTCCTCCTGCGCTCATCGCTCTTGTTTCTGAGATTGAAGCGTGGATCGCTAAATATGATGCAGAAGATTCAGTAGTTAACAGTCCATTCACATCCGAATCGTTCAACAACTACAGTTATTCAAAGGCTTCTGGAACAAATTCCGACGGATCATATTCTCCGGTAACCTGGCAGGATATATTTGCCAAACGGTTGGATAGATGGAGAAAGTTACCATGATGTTATATGAAAGAATGATGACCGATTGCATTCTGCTTGAAAAAGTAAGAGTGCCTGATGGTTTAGGCGGATGGACAACCACCTGGAATGAAGGAGCATCGTTCAGGGCGGCGATCTTGAAAGATTCAACAATCGAAGCCAGGACAGCTGAAAAACAAGGGGTTACAGAAGTGTATACAGTGACTGTTCCGAAAGAGACGCCACTGAGTTACATGGATGTATTCCGCAGAAAGAGCGATCAGCAGACCTTCAGAGTGACATCAAACATGAAGGATAATGCATCTCCTTCATTTACACAGATTAATTTCGGACAGGTCAGCGCAGAGGAGTGGGAACTTGAATGAAATCAGTAGCAAAAGCACTCTATGATTTCTGGAGTTCCTTCGGTATTCCAGCTTACACCGAAAACAACGTACCATATACGGAAGACGGAACAACGCTTGTTGATCCGCCTTATATTACATATCGGATTGCCAAACCGGAGTGGAAGACGCAGATTTCCACTTATGCGAGGATTTGGTATAAAGACACATCATATAAAGACATCTCAGAAAAAGTTGATGAGATTGAAAGCCGTATCGGTGAGGGAGTCATGCTTCCGACTGATCACGGCTTTGTTTTATTATTCAAAGACATAAATTTCTGCCAGTTTGAACCGACTGAGGACAACAGATATAAGGTTGCATATCTCAGTCTGATCGAAGAAGCAGATACAGAGTGAAAGGAGAGCGCATGGCACTCAAATACACAAAATATCCTGTAAACACCTTTGAGAAGCTTGTTTTGAACGCTGGAATTATGGTTGATACCTTTGATCCAGCAACAGAAACAATCGGCAACATTCTCGGAGCAACTACAGGTGGATTTAATTTTACGGCAACACCTTCATTCCTGGATTTTGGCGAAGACATTGACAATTGTCCGAAAAACACCAAAGAACTTATGCAGACCGATGATATCGAGATTCAGGCTACAGGAACGCTTTTGACAATTGACACAGCGATGGTTACCAGGCTTGCGGCTCTCGCCGATATCGATGCAACCGACACAAAAAAGGTCAACTTCCGCAGAGACTTAAAGCAGTCTGATTTCCAGGATGTTTGGATCATTGCTGATTATGGCGAAGGCGGTTATATTGCAATCCACATGAAGAATGTGCTTTCTACAGGTGGATTCGCAATTCAGACAACCGACAAAGGAAAAGCACAGTTCGCATTCACATTCAGAGCGCACTTCAGCATGGATGCGCAGGATGAAGTTCCTTGCGAAATTTACATTGGTGAATAATCATGAAGCTTTTATCAGATTACAAAAACGAGGAAGCACTCGATTTACTCGTTGAGATTCTTGAGCCTGCCACAGAGATGATGTCCGACAAGGATGTCATTTCAAAGCTTTATAGCAAGGATCAGAGAATGGAAGGTGTAAAGCTGATGATTGCGAAGCATAAAAGAGCCGTCATTCATATTTTGGCGGCTCTTGACGGCTGTCCGGTTGATCAGTATGAATTCGGCTTTTTCACGCTTCCGACCAGGTTGCTTGAAGTGCTGAACGATAAGGAGTTGCTTACTTTTTTTATGCAACAGCAGACAGTGAGTTCAGAGAGCACTTCTTTGTCTGCTTCGGCGAATACAGAGGAAGCAGAAGGCTGAAGCCTTTTCTTAAATATGTAATCGCTAGTTTCAACAGATACAGAAAAGAGATGATTTACAGGTCATATGTTTGTAAATCACTTCAGTTATCGGTTGAGAATAAGTTTATTTCAAAAAGCTATGACGAGATCATTCATCCTGCTCCGGTTGATAATCGGACGGCTGAAGAGATCGCTGTCGATTTCATTAAACGTCATGGCTTAAAGTTGGAGGAATCAAATGAACGTATTTGAATTAGTTGCGAAATTAAAACTTGATTCATCCGAATACGATCAGGGTCTTGACGATTCCGAAAAAAAGGCAAGTTCATTCGGCGATAAACTTAAGGGCGGACTTGTCGGCGGTGCAAAATTAGGAGCGGCGGCTCTCGGATCAGTGGCGGTTGCCGCTGGTAAAGTTGCCTATGACATTGGCAAATCAGCGTTAGAAAGCTATGCAAATTACGAACAGCTTGAAGGTGGCATCAAGAAGCTTTATGGCGATGCTTCTGATGAGATGTTGCAGTTTGCAAACCAGGCTTTTTTAACATCCGGTAAATCAGCCAATGAATATATGGAAACAGCAACATCATTCTCAGCATCTCTGATTAAATCGCTTAACGGCGATACGGCAAAGGCGGCTGAAATAACCGATGTTGCAATGAGAGCAATCGCTGACAATGTAAGTACCTTCGGCTCTGATGCTTCTTCTGTTGAAAACGCAATCCAGGGTCTGTCCAGACAGAACTATACCATGCTGGACAATTTAAAGCTTGGATATGCAGGTTCTGCCGAAGGCATGATGCAGTTGATTAATGATTCTGGTGTGCTCGGAAAAACTCTTACAAACACATCGGAACTGGCAACTGTTGGCTTCGATCAGATGATTCTTGCCATCCAGGAAATCCAGGATCAGCAAGGCATCGCAGGAGCAACAGCAAGCGAAGCATTGAAAACAATCGAAGGCTCTGCCACAGCAACAAAATCCGCCTGGCAGAACGTATTGACAGCCATTGGTAACGGTGAAGGAATCGCTGAGGCATCAAAAGGATTACTGACTGCACTGTTTGGAACAGGCGAAAAAGATGAAGGTCTTATCAACCAGGTTATGCCAAGAATCCAAACAATGCTGGAAGGCATAAGTTCCTTCATGGTTGAAGCATCCCCGATGCTCCTGGAAGCGTTGGGAAATATCGTTCAGATTGTAGCTGACACATTGCCAGGAACGATCATGACCATCATTCCTGTGTTGCTCCAAGCCGCAGGTGGGATTGTTCAGACATTGTTCAATTATTTGATGGAAAACCTTCCGCTCATGATGTCCGCTGGTATGTCACTTTTACAAAGTATTATTGGCGGTATTTCATCAAATCTGCCTACATTGCTACAGACAGCAATATCGATGCTCGTTCAGTTCCTCGCAACAATCGCAGGATATTTGCCGGATTTATTGGTGATGGGTGGCGAATTATTACTGTCAATCATCAGCGGATTGATCAGCAGTATTCCTGATCTTCTGAGTGGAATCGGAGAAATCCTGGAATCAGCATGGGATGCGTTCGTAAATTACGATTGGTTAAGCCTTGGCAAAGCGATCATCGATGGCATCGTCCAAGGTTTAGTTAACTTTGGAAGTTCAATCGGTGAAAAGCTGAAGGAGATCGCTGGAAATGCATTCAGCGGAATCAAAAAATTCTTTGGAATTGAATCACCTTCTAAACTGATGAGAGATCAGATCGGTAGATACATTCCTGAAGGCATCGCTGTCGGTATCGAAGCTAACGCTGACAGCGTAACAGATGCAATGAATGAACTGTCAAATATGACAGTAGATGCATATGATCCGAATATCCAAAGCGTTGACGTAAGCGGTGGTGGATCATCAATCATTGATGAAATCAAATCGCTTAAGGAAGCGATTCTCGGTATGCAGTTAGTACTGGATACAGGTGCAACAGTTGGCGGTCTTGCTCCAGCAATGGACAGACAGCTAGGATCGTTTGCAGTTTATAATGGAAGAGGTAACTGATGGCAGAAAGACCTTTTTATTCAATTACAATAGGTGAAAAAAACACATGGGATGACTTCCATCTGATGCCTGTCGGCGAGGGCAGAATTGATTTTGCTACACCGGAATTAAAATATGAATCAGTGAGTGTTCCAGGATCAGACGGAGAACTTGATCTGACTGAAGCACTCACTGGTTTTCCTACTTACAAGTCAAGAAAAGGCACGTTGAAATTCCGCTTTTTTGATGACGGAAAGCCCGCAAGAAACAAGCATGATGATTTGAAAAACTATCTTCATGGACGATGGATGCGGGCGATCATCGATGACCAGCCTGAATATTATTACGAAGGAAGATTCACAGTTGGTGATCTCACCTGGGCAAGAAAAGGAAACTGGGCAGAAACGGAAATCTCATATACTCTCGATGCTTATAAGCTTGAGGTGAATACAAGCCTGGAGGATTGGCTTTGGAATCCTTTTAACTTCGAAACAGGCGTGATCCGTGAATATGCTGGTATCTCCGTCAGCGGAGAAGAAACAGTGACTGTGACAGGTTCCAGGAAGCCTACAGTGCCAAGATTTATTGTGGATGGAACACTGATCATGGAATTCAATGGCATCAGCTACGCCTTAACAACAGGCACTGTAACGATTCCGCAGATTCTGCTGATTGATCAGGAATATGAATTCACCTTCAGAGGAAGCGGAACTGTCAGCATTGACATGAGGGCAGGCATTTTATGACGCTCATCAATGCTACAACAGTTAATAATCCGCAGAGAATCTGTGGTTGGTGGACGTATAACGGTGGAAATCAACAGCAATGGAATGGCGTTCGCCTGGTTGGATGGATTTCCCAAAATGTCACAGAGCGCACAACAACGCTTTTTTTTAAGTGGCAGAGATCACAGCAAGGCTATTACACATATGACTTGAATACGCATCAGTATTCAGTGACTTTCGGTGGACAGACACGAACAAACGCATTCAATCTTCCGCAGATTCAGCAGGATTCTGTGTATGATCTCACCACTGTTCAGAGCATCACAGTCCAGCACGATTCAAACGGTGAATATAGTGGTACTTTAAGCGCAAGCGGATATATCACCTGGGAAGATGTCAGCGGAGACTTTGCAATTGAATTTCCGAAGATCGCTGAAATCGATCCAGATGATCCAGATAAGCCTGAAGAAGAGCCTACAAAGCCGATTCCGGTAGCTGTTGATAACGATCCTCGTTATTACGTTTATTGTGACGGAAACCTTGTGTATGCGGCTGGAATTGAAGGGTATGTGATTCTGAATCCAAAGCTTAACCTTGAGGTTAACAAAGCAGGATCATTCACGTTTGATATTCCGGTTGGCTCTGAGATGTACGGACGAATCAGCAAAATGAAAAGTACAGTTGAGGTCAGACAGGGGAACGAGGTTCTTTTCAGAGGAAGGCTTCTGAATACAAAGCGAAACATGATGAATACAATCTCATGTTACTGTGAAGGCTTTCTCTCCTGGATGAATGACATTGTATTTTTGCCATATACATGGAACGGACAGGCGAGAGATTTGCTGAAGAAATTCATTGAAAGATACAATCTCAGAGCCACTGAAGACCGGAAAATCGAATATAAATACTCTGATATTTCTGCAAAAATCAAGGTCGAAGTCACTGAACATACAACAGCTTTTAAAGCCGTCAATGATGTCCTGGTTAACGGAGTTGGCGGTTATATTGTTCCATATCTCGATCAGACAACAACAGGAATTCAGTGGCTGTCCGATTACGGAACAAAAACAGATCAGATCATTCAATTCGGCAAGAATCTCTTGGACTTTGAGGAATACATCGATGCATCGCAGATTTTCACAGCGGTTCGTCCATATGGAAAAGAGGTCAATGGAACGAGGATCAGCTTGCCTGAGATGTTCATTGAAGATCAGCAGGCAATTGAGACATTCGGAAGAATTGAAACAACAGCTTTCTTCGATGAGATCGAGGATGTTAATGTACTTCGGACAGAAGCGCAGAAATTTCTCAGAACAGGCATTAATCAGGCTGTGACGATCAGTCTGAAGGCTTTTGACTTACACATCATTGATGCTGATGAACAGCGCATAAGGCTCGGAAACATGGTCAGAAGCGTTTCTGTTCCGCATTCAATTGATGCGTATTTTTTATGCACAAAAATGGGTCTGGACTTAGAAAATCCAGATAACTCAACTTATGTATTCGGATCAACTCAGCGAACAATATCTGAATTGACTGATACGAATCGAACAAAATATGTAATTACAGAAGGAGCATGATATGGCTGATATTAATACATATCTTGAACAAATTCAGACAGCCACATATGGCAAGGATGTCCGGCAGTCAATTCATGATGCTATTGAGCAGTGTTATGCCGATGGCAAAGCAGGAGCGGTTGACCTGGTTGCAAGAAATCAGATCAACAATTTTCTGACAAATACAGGCAGTCTGATTGAGCAGACATTGATTCTTGCTGAATTATACGGAAATGGACAGACAGCGGAGAGCAACATCGCAAACCTGGATGCATTCGATTATATCTGTGTCTACTACAAAGTAGTTAATACATCCGCACCGGAAATCAGATTATTTAAGCAGTCAGATTTCTTCGGATCGAATACGGTTGTAATCTCACAGCCATTCCTGGAGGATGGAGCAACGAAGATCAGCGTTCGTGAGTTGCATTTAAGCTATAATTCACAGACAACTGTCCTGACCGTTTCACTCGCGAAAAACTGGAAACTGAATGAAGCAGGAACAGGAACGGCAACCGTAATTCCGACAACCGCAAGCGGAAGTGAACGGACAGCTGGTGTGATTGTTAAAATCACAGGTATTGCATTCAGAAGCGATGCGGAAGTTGCTGATATCAGAGTGGGAGCGGATGGTACAACATACACATCCGCAGGCGAAGCAGTCAGAAGCCAGGTTTCAGAATTAAAGAGCGAAATAAGTTACACCGTAAATGGTGAAACCTTTAATTTCAACGAAACTCTTGAAAGAGCGGGTGCTGTCATCAAGGTTCTTGAAAACAAATTGCCTTCAGATATTCCTTTGACCGTAACTAACAATGCATCAAATCAAGTACAGATCACGTTCAGAAATGAAAGTGATGCAACTATACAGGCTGTCACCTTTAATGCAAATAGCACGCGGGTTATCACGCTTTCAGAGCCTTGTTATTCAATCAGATTTTATGTAAACGGAACAGCGCTTGATGTGGATTTTGCTTATGGCGAAAACGTTATTGGCAAAATTGATGACATCAAAGATGCGCTGAAAATTGATGTAACTTTGAATGACGGATATTTGAACGCAAACGGAACTATTGCACAGGCATCCGCAACTTCAAAGGAAAAATACACAAATAAAATCAAGGTATTTGAAGGTCTTAAACTTCAGTTTGATTTGAAATATTTAACAGGAACACACACAATGTGGAATGCTGTTGGTGTATGGAAGAAAGACGGAACGTTTTCCCGTGTTGTATTCACAGGCACAAGTAATGTAGCACAGTCATATTTATATGAGCCTGCCAACGATGTTGAAAGTGTACAGTTCACATACAGAAGCTATGATGATGCAGACATGTCAATTTATGTCATGAGCAATAGCTATGACCTTTACAAGACAATCAACAACGTTAAATGCTCATATGCATTCGACAGCAAGATAATTAAAGGAATTAACCATAGAGGATACAATCAAGAAGCACCTGAAAATACAATTCCTGCATATAAGCTGTCTGTTGAACATGGATTTAAATTTGTTGAAACAGATGTAAGATTCACATCAGACAACGTTCCGGTATTACTGCATGATGCTACTGTTGACAGGACATCAGACGGAACAGGCAATATTGCAGATATGACTTACGCTCAAGTGAGCGAACTTGACTTCGGCTCATGGAAATCATCGACTTATACAGGCACAAAAATTCCTACACTTGAGGAGTTTATCATTTTCTGTAAAAACACAAACATTTATCCGTATCTTGAAATGACAGCGCAATATACAACCGAACAGATTAAAGTTGCGTATGACATTATTAAGAAGTATGGCATGGAATGTGCTGTCACTTGGATCGGAGCGAATGTCACAGCGTTGACTGAAATTGTAAATATTGATCCTTGTGCAAGAATCGGTTTAATCACATGGGGTGAACCTACATCAGCAAGCGTGAATACCGCAAGATCACTTATGACGGGTGTTAACGAAGTATTCTTGAATCTCGACATCACATATGCGAGCACTGCCGTGTCTGTTGCAAAGGAAGCAAATATTCCGCTTGAGTTATGGACGAGTAATTCAGCCAGTGCAATGACAGCCATTGACCCATATGTCAGAGGAATTACTTCTGATACATTGAATTACGAAACTGTCATGAGAGAATATGCTCTTTCCTAAGTAGTGAGGTAACCAACTATGAGCGAATTAAATCCAGTAACACGAGAAGAAAGACTTCTCAATTCAATTTCCGATGGAGTGGATTCAGGTCTTGAGCCACTCACTCGTGAAGAGCATTACTTATCAGCAATCGCAGGTGAAACAGAACTGCCTGCTGATATGACTCCGCTCACACGCAGAGAGAAATATTTGCAGAAAATCTATGACAACGGCGGTGCAGGCGGTGGCGGTGAAGCTGAAGGAACAGTTGAAATCAATATTACGCAGAACGGAACAATTACAAGAAACGTTGCGAGATACGCTTCAGCCGAGATCACAACCAACGTGCCGAATCCGTCTACAGGAACAAAGGAAATCACGCAGAACGGTGACCATGATGTTACTGACTTTGCAACGGCTCATGTTGATGTTCCGAACAGCTACAGTGCTTCAGATGAAGGCAAGGTGGTTTCAAACGGCGGTTTGGTTGCTCAGACAAGCAGAAATGTAACTGCAAATGGAACATATGATACAACGCTGAATGATGAGGTGGTTGTAAATGTTCCTACAGGTATCACACCGACAGGAACGCTGAATATCAGAGAAGACGGAACATACAATGTTTCAGAATATGCAAGCGTGGAGGTAAATACACTTATGGAAAAAGTTACAGTATCGGGAACGGCAGTTACACAGGCAATTGACCCGAACAAATTCTATGTGTTTGGCGAAGTCACAAGTCTGACTATCACGCTTGGCACAGAAGTCAGTGGATACGTCAATGAATATCACTTCAGATTCACAAGTGGAGCAACAGCAACTACTCTGTCACTTCCTCAGACAGTTACAATGCCTTCTGACTTTGCAGTTGAAGCAAACAAGACGTATGAAATCAGTATTGTTGACGGATTCGGAACGGTGACAGCATGGTAGGCAATTTAAGACGAAGGTCGATGCTGAATGAGCCTTCTGAAAGTGGCGGTGATATTGTACTGCCCGATGCTTATCAGCGTGTCGAATGGATCGGTTATGATGGAGACAGTGCGGCGGCGGGTCCGTATATTGACACAGGGGAGACAATCAGATCAAGATCGCAGATGGAAGGCTATGAAGTTTATATATCTTCTTATTCTGCTCCACCTTTTTCAACCAATTCAGGACTCATAAATCCTGTAATCGGATGGGGTCAAAATGCTGGTCTGTATTTTGGTACATGCAGATTATCTTCCAGTTCTATTTTGGTGGGGTTCGGTTCAAATACAGATCAAACATTTGACTCCAGTATTTCATATACCGAAGATCATTCATATCATATCTATTGGGAAAATGGAGCGGGGCATGCTGACTGCGATGGAAAAACATGTAGTCGTGAATACACCGAAGCAAGCGGAACATATCATTTGCGAATCGGAACAGGTATATGGTCATCCCAGCACAGCGGGCAGTACAAAATCTATGGTGACGTCAGAGTTCTAAAGGATGGTGTTTTAATCCATCACTATGTTCCATGTTATCGAAAAGCCGATGATGTAATTGGATTTTATGACATTATTGAAAATCATTTCAAAACAAAACTTGGAAACGCAGAGTTCTCCAAAGGAGCAGATGTATGACATACGCAAGATTAACAGAAGGTATTCTGACATACGCACCTAAATCGCTGATTATCAACGAAGCGAAAGTGTGGAATGCTTCAGAATCAGAATACATCGCACAGGGTTGGTTTCCTGTTATCAGAACCGAAGCACCTGTTACAGAAGAAGGGTATTATGCAGAACCTCATTGGGAACAAGAAGGAAATCAGATCGTTCAGAAATGGGAGATCAAAGTTGCTGAACCAACAGCTGAGGAACTGCTTGCAATCATCACAGGAGAATCCGAATGAACAGAGCAAAGGCATACAGGCTCAGAGCCTTAATTGAGCAGACAGCGGTCAATCTGACAGACGAAGAAGCACTGACAGGTATCGAACTGTTTCCGAAATGGAACGAATCTGCAAGCTATGAACAGGGTGACAGAGTGAGATATGAAGGAACGCTTTACAAGTGCCTTCAGTCACACACTGCACAGGCTGATTGGAGTCCTTCTGAAGCCGTTTCTCTTTGGGTACGGGTTGATGATCCTTCAATCGAATTCCCTGCTTGGATTCAGCCTACAGGAGCGCATGATGCATATGCTAAAGGTGCGAAGGTCAGTCATCTTGAAAAGCACTGGATCAGCAACATTGATGCGAACGTTTATGAGCCACCGACAATGTGGACTGAAACAGAGTAAAGGAAACTTTAAATCACAAAGACTTAGGTAATTATGAAAATTTGCGGTGTGAATTATGAAGTTATCGAAACCGAAGATGTATTCAATAACGATGCAACTCATTTCGGTCAGATTGACTTTAAAC